GCCACCCATACCGGCTCAATTCAATACGGGCTTCTAGATGGCGAATCCCCTTCTCGAAGTTCCACTTGTTCCCAGCCCTCAAATATTGCAGGTGCAGCTAGGCAGTCGCAGCTATAGCCTTCGCCTGCGTTTTCTCGATACAGGCATGGGCGGCTGGATCATGGACATAAACACCGTCAACGGCACACCAATACTCTGCGGCATACCGCTGGTGACTGGCTGCAACCTGCTTGAGCAGTTCGGCTATGAGCATATCGACGTGATCCTGTTCGTCTATACGGATGGCAACTTCAGCGCCATTCCTAACTACTCTAACCTAGGCATAGACAGCCACTTGGTGTTTAGGCAGACCTGAGATGGCCCTACTCAATAGCGTCACGCCGACAACCCCCCCGGCCACGGGCAACCCGCTGAGCAGCGGGGTGTTTGCGCCCAGCGTTAACTATATGCGCGCGTTCCAATTGACGGTGGGTAGTGGCAGCGCGCTCGACCTTAGTGCCATGCGAGTTAAGTTCACGGTGAGGCAAGATAGTCTGCAGGCGCCGAACACACTATACGCGCGCGTCTATAATCTGGCCAAGTCAACGGGCAAGCTGATCAAGTCGCTTGAGGGGCAGCAGGTCACGTTAAGCGCCGGCTATCAGGGTAACTTTGGCCTGATCTATAGTGGTGAGATTAGGCAGGTAAACAACGGGCGCGAAAGCCCTACAGACACCTATTGCGACATCTTCGGTGGCGACAGTGACCGTGCCATCAACTTCGGCGTGGTCAATAAGACACTGGCGGCGGGCTCGACACCACAGGATCACTGGAACGAGGCCCTGAAGGGCTTGCAGGCAGTGGACCCAAACGTGCAGCAGGGTTATGTCGGCGTTGACCTAAGCCAGCCCAGATATCCCCGCAGCTTTACTCTATATGGCATGGTGCGCCACACGTTACGCCTGTTGGCCCAGAGCAAGGATGCATCTTATTCTATACAATCGGGCAAGCTGCAACTCGTGCCAAACAACAGCGCCATAGGCGGCAACATCCTGGTGCTCAACTCTCTGACGGGCCTCATAGGCATGCCGACCGAGACAATCGGGGGGATATTGATTCGTGCCTTGATCAACCCGCACCTGACGGTGAACAGTTTGGTGCAGGTGAACGAGGCGGATATCAACCGCGCCGACCTGCAGCAGGCGTATGGTGCTAGTCTTAGTCAGGACTTGGCAATCGGCAAGGATGGCCTGAACCTCGGCACGGCAGATGGTGTCTATCGCGTGTTGCAGCTCAACTGGAATGGCGACACGCGCGGTGTGCCCTGGTATGTCGACATGGCCTGTGTGGGGGCCATAAGCGGCTCAACCCCCCCGGCTCTAGCATCTCAGGGCTATGCCTCTGTGCCCGCAAGCACACCCGGAGCAACGCAGTAATGGACCTAAAAGAGCGTATCAATCACGAGTATGACGAGGATCATCGTGTCTATCATGACACGCATTCGCGCCATAGCTGGCACAGCAGCGTGGCTCAGATAGCCGATGACAGCGACGGTTACTCTGCGTCATCTCAGCCCGTGATCAACGGGCGACAGAAGAAGTATGATGGCACCGAAAGCCCGGTGACAATGCCGCTCGTCAATGACGTGCCTATTGTATTCGCGGGCGGCGGCGGGGTCAGCATCACCCACCCGGTCAAGAAGGGCGATGAGGGCCTGCTCATACACCCTAGCCGGCCAATCGACACATGGTGGCAATCCGGGGGGATGCAGGATCCTATCGATCATCGTTATGCCAGCTTGAGCGATGCGCTGCTTATTCCGGGCCTGCGTAATCAGACGCGCAAGCTGAGCACAATCAGCAAGACGACGTTCTGCATTCGCAGCGATGATAATAATGTCTGGGTTGACGTTGATCCGGTCAACCATCGTATTCGCCTATACGTGGATGGCCCGCCTCACAAGGTCTATGTCGGAGGCGACCCGGATAACCCGTCACACATGTTCGCGCCTATAGTGACAACATCCGGCCCCAGTATCACGGCCTATGCGCGCTACGCATGAGATACCGTAAGCTTGACCCATCGCTGGATCGGATGTTCGGCCACGGGCTAACCGACTTCTGGATCAATGTGCCCGACGCACCGGCTCAGGCGGTGCTTACCCGGTTGCAGTTGTGGCAGGGTCAGTGGTTCCTCGACACGTCAGACGGCACGCCTTATCGCACGCAGGTATTGGGTAAGTATACGGGTAGCACACGTGATGCGGCTATTCGTGCACGGGTGCTAGGTTCTCAGGGCGTGAGGGCCATAACGGCCTATGGCAGTCAACTGAACCGCGACACACGGGCCTGGGCCGTACAGGTGACGGTCAAGACTATCTATGGCGCCGCGACGGTCGACATTGGCCTGGGGCCTGTGCCGCCACAGGGCAGCGGGTTCTGGGACTCGGGGTCATGGGATGATTCAAGCAGAAGGTGGCTGACGTGACCACGCCGACACCAACGATCGATGCCACGGGCATTCACATCCCCGACTTCAATACTGTGCTGTTGTATTTCATCAATGGCTATAAGGCCATCTATGGCTCGGATGTTTATCTGGGCAATGATAGTCAAGACGGGCAGCTATTGGGCCTCTTCGCCACGGCCGTGGATGATTGCAACAGCGAGGCAGTGGCCGTCTATAATAGCTTCCGGCCCGGTTATGCTCAGGGCATGGGCCTGAGCAGCGTCGTCAAGATCAACGGCATCCACCGCATGGATAGCAGCTTCTCGACGGTTGACGTTGACGTCGTGGGTGTGGTGGGCACGCTGATAAATGGCGGCAGCGTGCGTGATGCGAATAATAATGCGTGGCTGTTGCCGGCGACGGTTATCATTCCCATGGCGGGCGTGATCACCGTCACGGCCACGGCTGAGGCGCCCGGCAACATCACTCTGGGCACGGGCATCACACTCACGATCAACACGCCTCAACTAGGCTGGCAGAGCGCCACCACATCGTCCACAGCGACCCCAGGGCGGCCCATCGAGAGCGACGCCGCCCTAAGACAGCGCCAGACTTTATCCACGGCCCTGCCCTCTCTGACGGTCTTGGATGGCATCATTGGCGCGCTAGCCGCTATACCGGGGGTGGTGAGGCAGAGAACCTATGAGAACGATACTGACATATCAGACAGCAACGGCATTCCGCCTCACTCCATTAGCGTCGTGATAGACGGGGGTGATGCGCAGACTATTGCCAACACTATCGGCCTCAAGAAGACACCCGGCGCGGGCACCTATGGCACAACGTCAGAAACTTATACGGACCCTTTTGGCATCGCCCACACGATTCACTTCTATCGGCCGACTGAACCGCCCATCGCCTATATACTTGATGTGCATGCGTTGACTGGCTTCACGACGGTTATACAGGCAGCTATACAGGCGTCTCTTGCGGCGTGGACTAATGCCCTCGGCATTGGCAACTCTATCCAGTGGACCCGTGCGTTCAGCGCGGCTTATCTCAGTGGCCTGCCCGCGTGGATGCCCGACACGCCTTATGCGCTGCACGATGTGGTGGTGAACGCGGGCAACATGTATGAGTGCACCACGGCGGGGACAAGCAACATCAATGGCCCCGGCCCGATAACGGCTGACCAGTCTCTGGCGGACGGCACGGTGGTCTGGCAATATATCCTGAGCCAGAACGCGGCCAGCCAGACGTTCGAGGTCACGCTGCTTGAGGTCGGGCGCGACGCCGCTCCCCCGGCAGCGTCGGACGTGACGATCGCCTTTAATGAGGCGGGCACCATGACCGCGTCAGATGTGACCATTAATTTGGTGTGATGTGCGCAGTCTTGACGACTATCTCGCGCTAGTTACTCCGTTCTGGGCCAATAAGCCCAAGTTCATCGCGGAGTTGTCGCTGTTGTTGCAGTGTCTGGCCGACACGCAACAGTTTGTCTCGCAGTTGCCGACGGACTTTGATATTGACGTCGCCATCGGGGCTCAACTCGACGTGGTAGGCGAATGGGTGGGGCGCAGCCGGCGCATCGTCATTCCGCTTGAGAACCTTTACTTCAGTTTCGACATCGATGGGCTGGGCTTCGATCAGGCAGTATGGGAGGGGCCATATTCGCCCCCGACCGCGATCGATAGCCTCGACGATAGCACCTATCGCAGCCTGCTCTATGCCAAGATTGCCGCTAACCACTATGATGGCACGATCGCATCACTGGAAGCAATATACAACGCTTTCTTCAATAACTCAGAGATTAGTCATCCGGGCACCTATCTTTACATAGAAGACAAATACGACATGTCTTATGTGGTGGGTGTCGCGGGCCAGCTGCCGAATACGCTTTATCTGGCTATTCTTACGCAAGGGCTTATACCTACTAAGCCAGAGGGCGTAATGGTCTTCTATGCCGTGACCAGCGTCAATGGCGAGCCTAACTTCGGTTTCGATGTGGAAAATAACTACATCAAAGGTTTTGACGAGGGCTCCTGGGCCTTATTGAGTTAACGAGGGCACGATGAACACTAACCTCTTTTATCCCTTCGCGACGGCGGGCGGCTCAAATGTCTTGAGCAATAGTGCTTATAGCGCGCTGGCCGCGCGGCTGACCGGCTTTGTGTCGGGCACGGCGCTATCCGTACAACTCAACAGCGTCTGGCGCCAGAGCTCAGTTATCGCGGCGATGATTGGTCTCTTCATCAACAATAATCAGCCGACGCAGATGGCCGATGACGGCAACGTCAGCAATCTTGAGTTATTGTTCGAGGCGGCGCTCAAGCAACTGTTGGGTTACACGGCTCGTATCCAGTATTTCACATCGTCAGGCACGTTCACTGTGCCCGC